ATTGTGTGCCTTGATGGATTGCGGAAGTGGTTTGCCTGCTGCTGTCGCTGATCTGTACGGCTGCATCCGAGACAGATTCAACCGCTCCAGCAGATGCGGATACCGCAGATACGGCCTGGGACGCGGCGGAGACGGCCTGGGTGATGGCAGTAGTTACGGAGGGGGGAAGCGAAGCAGTAGGAGACGTGATCCCTGAGCTGGAGCCAAGGCCAATCGGGACGGGCGAGATACCGAGAACGTCCTGCATCGCCGTAGTTGGCGCTGTCCAGTAGGACGAGTAACGTTGCGCGGCCTGATAGCCGCTTGTCCGCAGGATGGACGAATACACCTGCTGGTATTGGTCGAGCGTCTGGTCTACCTGCGGAAGGTTCCCGATAGCATAGTGCGGGTAGCGCCCGCTGGATTTCATCGCCCGCGTCTGGGATGCGTTGTAGACATACGCCCCGCCGGGTGCATAAATCAATTCTTCATGCGGGCCTGGGTCGCCAGCCACGAAGTAACCGCGCGCCGCGCCACCGCCAGCCCTCTGCTGCCGCGCGCCGACTTCATACGCTGATCCTGTGCCATGCTGTAAAACCGAGCGTAATTCCGCAGGCGAGTTGACATAATTGAAATCGACCGTGATTGGGATCCTCCCTGGAAACTGCGCCAGGGTATCCTGGAGCATGAGCGCCATCACCTGCGCCTCATACTCCGATGTGGTCAGGTCACCAATCGCCATGCGGTAGTCCAGTACGGCCTGGGCATCTTCGTAGGTGAACATCCCGTCGATGGATAATTGGGTGATATATGCCTGCGCTGCCATGCCGGATAGCGATGAACTGGCTCCCTGTGCGATGCGGGCAAACTCTTCGTGTATCTCGCTTGCTTCTTCTACTTCATCGTTGAGATTGCCAATCTTTGCGGCTGCCCTGGACGCCTCGTTATCAACGTCCACAAGGGTATCCCCAAGTCCAGCCAAAATGTCGTTATAGGCGTTGATATTGCGGATACCAACATCAATGAGACCGGCTGTAGGAAGAAGATAGTCGTACCAGCGCCAATCTCCGCCCTCTTCTCGTAGTTTTAGAAAGATTTGGATTACCTGGTCAGCGGCAATAACAACCTTGTCCGCTTGCGCAACCAGCCCCTCCCCTTCGTCCAGGCTTGCGCCGCCCATTGTTTCGAGCAAGTTACCCCAATCGTTATTAAGCTGTTGTACCCTACCGGAGTAGGTGTTCAACGCGGCGGCGGCCTGCCCACCAAACTCGGTAGACAATTCGCCAAGGATCAACTGCTGATATGCCATGATGTCGCCGGTTTCAACCAGCCGCGTTGCCATTGCCACTTGATCGGTTGTGAAAGCTACTCCGACCCGGCGCATGGCCGACATCGCCATAGTCGCGGCTGTGGTGTCGCCTGCTGACACATTGAGCGCCTTGCCGATCTGGATGACGGACGACTGCAAGTCTTGCCCGAGAACGGTAGACAGGTTCAAGGCTGCTTCTATCGCGTCCGGGAACACCTCCGAGCCAATCTTTGTGAAGGTCAGCATCACTGATTGAGCCTTGATGATGACATCATCCTCGAAGGCTGTTACCCGGCTCAAACTGGTGGCAAGGTCACGCAGTTGGTCTGCGGTCATCCCGGCGGCGTAGCCGGTAGACTTTAGCACCTGCTCTAACTGGGCGTTGATTTTCTGCGCTTCCGCCGCCGCATCTATCGACTTTTTCATGACAGACACAACGCCGGCGATAGCCGCGCCAACGGACAGATACCTGGCAATCGGCCCGAGCATACTCTGCGCTGAACTTGTCATTGCCGAGGTCATACCGTTGGTGGCGGCTGTGGCTGTTCCTGCTGCCGTCGCCACGCCGGTAAGAGATACCTTTGCCTGGTTCGCTCCGGCAATCAGTTTGGTCGGATCTGCGGTTAATTCCGCGTATAAGGTAGCGATCTTGACGCTCATGCTACATCCTTGTATGAGTATGGCAACAAGTAGGGCAACAATTAGCAGGGCACATACGAGCCGTCTCATTTGAGTATGCTTTCTCTGACATGCGCCAGGCCGTCCTCAATTTGTAGGTACTGATGCCACTCCGAAACCGCCAGCGAGTCTATGTATTCCAGCGTCCAGCCGAACTGCTTGGCAAGCGTCCAGCGGATCAGCTCCATCGGCTGCCTGCCTTCAAGCGAGAACAGATAGACCCGTTGGCTTAACTTTTTGGGTCGTTGTCCAGCGGCTTGGCGGCCTTCGTCAACACTGCCTGGATCAGGGCGCGGTAGTCATAGAGCGGCAGGTCGCGCAGTTCCTCAACCGTCAGACCGGTTGCTTTCGCCAGGGTGTTGTCGCCTTCGTGCTCCGGCTGGGACTGGTCGAACATCGCCCGCCACTCGCCAAGCGTAATCTCGCGGAGATTGATCTCCGGCATCGGCTTCCCACTAACAGGGTAATTCTCCATTCAAAACCTTTCTACTAATACGCGCCGTAGAGGGCAGTACCGTTGCCAACGAATGAAATGTTGACTTCGGTCAGGGTGTCATATTGCACGTTGACCTGTGGTCCCTGGCTGATGACAGGCAGGGTGTACTTGCGCTGCCCGGTGGCTGTACCTTCCGGCCCGAGGATGACCGTGCCGATCTCGCCAAAGCGCATCGTGTTTTCCATTGTGGTTGTGGCTGTGCCGGTGGTACCAGCTTGCCATAGACCGCGGAACGAGGCAGTAAAGTCTTTGACCCCGACCTGGCGGGTTTCATACCCGGCCGCGCCAGTGGTGTTCACGTCGATCTTGCCCGTAGGGGCAAAGGACGCGCCGCGCTGGTATTCGCTTATGTCAAGCGTCCCTGCGGTGCCGATCCAGGTGAAACTCAGATCCTTTCCATAAAATTCGGGCATTGTATATCTCCTTATCCTTTCGTTATGTTGACGCGATAATCCGCGCCGGATGTGTAATATCTCACGCCCTTTTCAGACGTGGTGATCAATTGGTAACCGTTCTCCCGGCGTGTCCAGATGTTCGTCCATCCGGTCACGGTCAGGGTCGCATTGTTCAACAGGGTGTCTATCGCGGCGTCGATCGTGCCGGCCAGGGCTGGAGCGGAAGCCACTCCGTAAGCACGAATGATGATGTCCTTCATCCTGTGTTGGATCTTGTTATCGTCTATCTCGGACGGATAGAACCAGACCACATAGGGCAGGGCGTTGTTATCCGCCGCCTGTTGGAAGAACACGCTTGGCACGGCTGTACCGCCCGCTAAAAGATTGGTCAGCGCCGTTCCAGCCGTGCCAGCGAGCCTGGTGTAGATAGCGGTATTCAAAGCGTTCTGGCTGGTCATTCGATCACCTTTGCAAGGTCGCGCTCGAACTGCGCGGCGTTCTTTTCCACGCTCGGCGTCAGATACGGACGGGGCGGAAGATTGATCTCTTCGCGGCCCAGTTCTTGCGCCAAAGCGTACTCCTGGTAGAACTCGACATTCTGGGTCAGGCCAACCGGGTCAACCTTGACCACATCACTGTTCCCCCGCAGCGCGCCGGTGGGGTCATACGCTTCCGGGAACTTGGGCGGGCGTTTGGGGTCGCGCGGCGCTACTATGCGCGCATCTGCCAGGATGCGGAATGCGGTCTTGCTCACCACATCAGCGAATCCTGCCGGCGCTGAGCTGATAATACGATCCAGTACAGCCGTGTCCAGTTTTACGGTCATATCTTCTCCGTGAGAATCATGGTATAATCACCTCAAGTTTGGGCTGCCGGACGCGCCGAAGTTGAACGGCTAAGCCGCCATCCGCAGAAATGCGGTGTAGGCAACGTAGGAATACTATGGTCACGCAGTCCAAACTGTTTTTATTTCTCATCACACCTTACTTACGCTTGCCCTTTTGACGCCCAGCCACGAACCGAGATTGACCGCCTGAACCGTATACGTATTGCCGCCATGCTCCAGCTTATTCTGTGAGCTGATAACCGTCGCCTGGGGAAGCGTGACAATCGCCGTGGTGTAGGGCATCAGCGCCCCGGCGGTGACGTTCTCTTGCCCGCCGATGAAGTCCAACCGGCAAGCGATAGAAGTCCCCGCGGTGCCCCACACCTCAGACCAGCCGCCTTGACTATCGCTTGTGCGGGTCAAGGACAGGATGTTGCAGGTGTCCGGGAGACAGGTCTCCAGGTCTTCGCGGATGCGGGTCAGTTCGGCGTCTGGTAGCATTAGTATTCGTCCGTATCAGAGCGATCCATGCTCACCGAATAAGCCATTGCGCCAGCCCCGTACTCCTTGGCCATGCCCAAACAGTTGGTTATGATCTGGCTGCGCTTCAGGGCGTGG